AAACAGGGGGTCGGCTAAAGTGTTACTATAGTGTAGAAATCTTTTAAATCTAAATGTCAAACAGTACCACACAGTTTGTATCAGTTAACTTCGCCGAATTTCTGCTAGATAATGCTAACAATGGCAATGAAATCTTAGCAGTCTTGGATGATATCGCAGAGGGTGCAGATACAGCACTTTAAATGATAATGAACAGGTGATAATATGTTAGGGGTTTGTGTTACTTAGTGTATACACAGTTGTTGACACAAACCCCGATACATGTTATGATGTTATTATACAGTCTTTTGACAGTTATTATGCCCCTTCGTTGTTAGCGTTGCGTTTTGCGTTGCCCCGTTTTAAAAAAAGCAAACTACCCTAACCTACAACGAACCCAAAACGAGATGTATATATAAAAACCGCCGAAAATTTTTTTGACCTTTATTAGGTTTCATATATAAAAAAATCCCCCATAGAAAATATGTCAGGATACACTGCGAACATTACAGGAGACCAAGAGATATATCACATATACATTAAAGGAGAGTGTATCTATCATAGTCTGAATGAATCGCAGTTCAAGCAGACATGGACTTCATTAAAAGGTATGGTTGGTTTAATGCAGACCTCGTATACAGTAGAAGATTTATCATATGAGAAATGCCCCGCAGGAATTGGTAAAGGAGGCGGTACGGTAACATGGAAAGAACCAGAGGGAAGTGATAGTTATTAATGAATCATATTCAGATATATGATAATATATTATCTAAAGAAGGTTGTCAACATATTATAGATTATTTTGAGTCAAATATAAATTTATCTTTTAAAGGATTAGCAGGTGGTAAAGTAGATATAAAAACTAAAGATAGTCATGACTTGACTTTGAGATTAGAGTATCCAAGAAATGAAGATGAATATAAGATAAACGAATTCATTGCTCAAAGTCTTAAGAAAGGTACAGAAAAATATTGTAACAAATTTAGATTCTTACGTGCAGTAAATACTTGGCATGTAGATGATAGATTTAACATTCAAAGATTTGATGAAGGTCAAGGATATCATGGAGTACATTCTGAAACAATGGGTATAGAAGCCAACAATAGAATGTTAGTGTGGATGATATATTTAAACAATGCTAAATGTGGTACTCGATTTTACGATCCTCAAAGAGATATAAAAGCAAAACAAGGAAGATTAGTGTTGTGGCCTCCTGATTGGACACATCCACATTCGGGTATTACACCAAATAAAGGTAAAAAGTACATAGTAACTGGTTGGTATTCTTATTATTGACATATACATATAATTGATCTATAATGACTATGTAATTACAAAACACTATGGCAAAAGGATTTACAGTCAAAGCCAATGCTCCTAAACCAAAGAAGAAGGAAGATTGGGATATTGATGCGATCAAAGCAAGAATGAAAGGAAAGACTATAGTATTCTGTCTTCCAGGTCGTGGATGTTCTTTCGTATTCCTGAAGAACTTCGTGCAGTTATGCTTTGATATGGTTCAGAACGGAATGTCCATCCAGATCTCACAGGACTATTCCTCAATGGTTAACTTTGCAAGATGTAAGTGTCTTGGAGCAAATGTTCTCAGAGGTCCTGATCAAATACCTTGGGATGGAAAACTTAAGTATGACTACCAACTTTGGATTGACTCGGATATAGTCTTTGATTCAAACAAGTTCTGGCAGTTATGCGATCTCTCTGTTCCTGCTGAATCAGTTAAAGAAGATGGAAGTATAGATGAAGATCTGCTTAAAGCTCGTTCTATCACTGCTGGTTGGTATGCCACAGAGGATGGCAGCACTACATCTGTCGCACACTGGTTAGAGGAAGAGGACTTCCGCAAGAATGGTGGAGTGATGAATCACGAAACCGTCGAAAGTATCTCGAAAAGAAAGAAACCTTTCACAGTAGACTATACTGGTTTTGGTTGGGTTCTTATCAAGAACGGTGTATTTGAGAAACTTGAGTATCCTTGGTTTGCTCCTAAGATGCAACAGTTTGAGTCAGGTGCAGTACAAGACATGTGCGGCGAAGACGTATCATTCTGCTTAGATGCGATTGATGAAGGTTGGGACATCTGGTGTGATCCACGTATTCGTGTAGGTCACGAAAAAACTCGTGTAATATAGGTACAAGATCATGGATGCACTCAGAGAGTGGGTAGACCACCACATGAAAGAGAAGTCATCAGAAGATCTATGGTATCTGTCTGAAGAGATTCTAATGGAACTATCGGGGCGTGACTCGATTAAGTATAGAATCATTGAAGATAAAGTTGAAATCACACACGATTCGGAGGGATGTTAAATGCCAAGAATGTATAGTGCGTCAGGAGACGTAACTGTTGAGTCTAGACCGAAAAAAACTCGTCAAGGAAACGGGAAACATACTAAATATGCCGCTTCCTCTCGAAATCTAGCTAAAAAAAGAAGCAGAGGTCAAGGTAAATAAATAAAAAGGACTCCAATGAGTCCTTTTTTTAATGCAATGAGGAAAAATGGAAAACAAAATGCTTCGAGAGATAGCAAACGACGTTCAAACTCCAAAAAAACGTGATTCTAAGGTGCAAAATGACCTTTATGAGAACCTAGAAGACGCTGATTTCTATGAAGGTTTGGATTATGACGACCAAACACAAATAATTACTTAAAAATCCTTAATAAATAAAATATAATTCTAAATATTAGAAAAATTTATGCCTGTAGAACGAGTTAGTAGGGGATTTAAAGATCTTAGTATGACATTTCAGTCCAATCCACTGAATAGTGACCTTATTGGGCTAAAAAATGCTAATGCAATTGCTCGTTCTGTGAGAAATATTGTAATGACTTCTCCTGGTGAGAAGTTTTTCCAACCAGATTTTGGTTCAAGAGTCTCAAAATTGCTTTTTGAGAATGTAGATGACATAACAGCATCTCAAATCCAAGAAGAAATTGAATTTTCTATTACTAACTACGAACCAAGAGTTAGTTTAAAAAATGTTCAAATAAATGCAGACAATGATAATGCTTCATTTGATGCTACTATTACATATAGTATTATAGGTGCAGATGTTGCACCACAGCAACTACAATTCGCCTTACAATCAACTCGATAAGATGCCGTTAGTTAATTTTTCTAACCTCGATTTTGATGAGGTTAAGACATCACTTAAAGATTACCTTAGGTCAAACTCCGATTTTACGGACTATGACTTTGAAGGATCTAATTTATCATCCATTTTAGACGTATTAGCATACAATACCTACATTACTTCATACAATGCCAACATGGTAACCAATGAAGTATTCATTGATAGTGCTACTTTAAGGGAAAATGTAGTTGCATTAGCAAGAAATATAGGTTATAACCCAAGATCTAGAAAAGCATCTACTGCAACTATCAGTTTTTTCGTTGATTTGACGGGTGTTACCCCTGCTCCTGCAACTTTAACCTTAAATAAAGGTCCAGTAGCATCAACCGCAGGTCAAACAGGAACAAATTCTTATGTTTTTTGCATCTTAGAGGACATTACAGTACCTGTTAGCACTGATTCTGATGGAAATGCGACTGCTTTCTTCAATAATATTAAAATTTCCGAAGGAACCCTGATAACAAACGCATTTACTTTTACGTCAATCAACCCAAATCAGAAATTTATACTTCAAAATACAGGAATTGATACATCTTTAATGACTATAACTGTAAAAGGCAATTCATTTGCTACTACAGGGACAAAATATAGTGCTCAAGACAGTCTTTTTGATATTACATCAGGATCTACAGTGTATTTTCTTCAAGAAGTAGAAGATGAAAGGTACGAACTTTTCTTTGGAGATAATATTTTTGGTAAAAAGTTAGAAGAAGGTAATTATATTACTGCAGAATACATTGTATGTGATGGTGAAGGGGCAAATGGTATTAATAACTTTACTTTTGCAGGAAGATTATCATATATTAGAAATTCTCAGTCTTATTCTGTGACAACAGGTGTTTCTTTATTAACCACAGACCTTAAATCCTCAGGTGGAGAGACTATTGAGACTGTAGAGTCAATTAAAAAGTTTGCACCCCGCATTTATGCCTCTCAAAATAGAGCCGTTAGTGCTAGTGACTATGAAACTTTAATTCCAAGTAAAATATATCCAGAAACTGACTCTATTTCTGTTTTTGGAGGAGAAGAAATGATTCCTCCTCAATACGGAAAGGTCTTTATTAGTATAAAACCACGAACAGGAGACTTTTTACCAAATTTAATTAAAGAAAATATAAAAACTAAACTTAAAAAGTATGCAGTTGCAGGGATTGTCCCAGAAATCCTTGATTTAAAGTATCTTTATATTGAAGTTGACTCAAAAATTTACTATAACACCAATTTAGCACCCTCTGGTGAGTATGTTTCTACTTTAGTTCAAGAAAATGTCGAATCTTATGCAGAATCTACTGAATTAAATAGATATGGTGCAAGATTTAAGTATAGTAAATTCTTAAAAGTGATTGATGAGAGCAATGCTGCCATTACATCCAATATCACAACTCTACAGATGAGAAGAGATATGAGAGCAGTATTAAATAGTTTTGCAGAGTACCAAATTGGGTTTGGGAATGAATTTTATATTAAAAGCATGAGTGGATATAATATTAAATCTACTTCATTCCGTATAAGTGGTATTGCTCAAGATATTTACTTATCAGATGTTCCAAATTCTAATAGATTAACAGGATCAATCTTTTTCTTTACTCTTCCTTCTCCCAATTCTACCTCTCCAACTATTATAAGGAGAAATGTGGGTACTATTGATTATAAGAACGGTGTTATTACCTTAAATCCTGTTAATATACTTTCTGGTAAATTAAAAGATGGACAAACTATTATTGAATTGTCTGCATGTCCTAAATCCAATGATGTGGTTGGATTACAGGATCTTTATTTGCAACTAGATACTAGTAATAGTAATTTTGAAATGATTGTTGACGACATTGCTTCAGGAATGGATCCCGCAGCATCAAATTATACCGTAACATCCAGCTATCACAACGGGAACTTAGTAAGATAATAAAATGCCACAATCTAGAGTTAAGTTTAGCAACATTGTACAAAATCAACTTCCTGATTATGTTCAGGATGAATTTCCTTTAGTTGCAGAATTCTTAAAGAGTTATTATCAAGGTCAAGAGTATCAAAGTGGTCCTCTAGATTTAATTCAGAATATTGATGAATATATTAAAGTTAGTAAATTAACTAATCTTACTAAGTCTGTAATATTAGACACTGAATTAAATTATAGTGATGATGAAATTGCTATTGATCTAGTTAAATCACCTCAAGGAACAAGAGGATTTCCTGAAACTTATGGTTTATTAAAAATTGATGATGAAATTATTACATATACTGAAAAAACGGATACAAAGTTTACTGGATGTGTAAGAGGTTTTAGTGGAGTTACATCTTATGATAAAAAGGGAACCACAGATGAGTTAGTTTTTGAAACCACGGATATTGAGACTCATGAATCTGGATCTACAATTACTAATTTAAGTGATTTATTCCTTGAGCAATTTTTAACAAAAGTAAAACGTCAATTTACTCCTGGATTAGATACTAGAGATCTTCATAGTGATTTAGATCAAAATATTTTTATTAAACAATCAAAAGATTTCTATTTAACTAAGGGTAGTGATAGATCATTTGAAATATTATTTAAAGCTTTATACAATGAAGATGTAAGGATAGTTAGACCTAGAGACTTCCTTTTCACGCCTTCTAACGCCCATTGGAGGGTCACTGAAGACCTAGTAGTAGAGGCTATTAGTGGAGATCCAAATCACCTTGCTAATTCTACTTTATTCCAACAACCTTATGGCGAAAATATTAATAAAGCATATGCACCCATAACAGATGTTAAACCTATAGATGTTGGATATGGGCAGACCTATTATAGACTTAGTATTGACGCAGGTTATAATAGAGATATTAGAGTTGCTGGTGCAATTTACGGAGATTTTAATGTACAACCAACAACTAAAGTAATTGGTGCAGTATCAGCAGGATCTACGGTTCTTAATGTAGATTCTACCGTAGGATTTGCTGCAACAGGAGGAGATTTATATATTCCTTATTCTGATGGAACTACAGGAGTGGTTTCTTATACTTCTAAGTCATCAACACAGTTTTTTGGGGTAGGTGTAGCAGATGCTGGAGTAGATTTAGATATTTCTGATGCAACTACTATTGGAATTAATACTTTTGCATATGGTCAATCAAATACAGATGAAAATGAAACTGTAACTGTCAGAATTAACTCCGTATTAAATAAATTTAATTATTCTGATGATACCCATTACTATTCTTCAGGGGATACTGTTAAATTAAAAACTTTAGGTATTTCTGATAATGAATTTAAGGCAAAAAATTGGTTTTATAATATTTCTCCGACTTATAAAGTTAAAAGTATCGAATTGATCGATTCTTCGGATAATACTTATAAATTTAATTTATTTGTAGACCATTGTTTTAGGTTTGGTGATAATGCTGTCATAATAGACGATACTAATGTTGAAAAAGTAACAAGTATTGTTAATATAAATTCTAGTAAGTCTGTAGTTGTAAGAGGTCAAGGAGGTTTAGATTCTGCAAAGACATTTACACTTAAACGTTCATTATTAGTTGCAGATTCTAATAGTTTTCCTGAAAGTTCGATTTATAATACCAATGTTCAAAATGTTTATAAAAAAGAAGATACTCTTTTAGTTGCTTCTCCTTCATTACCCACATATAATGGTCAACCCATTAATGTTTTCGGTCAAACTGTTAAATTTACAGGTACTTTCCAAGGAAGTGAATTTAATATAAAACCAGTAGGTGATCATGGTTTCTATACTGGAGATGAAGTATATTATATTCCTGAAAAAGTTAATTATGAGTATTTTGATTCTTTAGGAAATAAAAAAACAGGTGTAAAAGTAAATTCTTCTTTATTTGCAGGTGATATTGGTTATATTATTACTGGAGAGGCAAATGGCGAAGATGTTGAAGATAGAATACCTCCAAACGAAGGATTATTCTTCATTTATAGAATTGATGAAAATAATGTAAAAATATCAAAGAGTAGAGTCGATCTTTTTAATGAAACTTTTGTTTCTATTGATAATTCTATTTCTGTAACCAATTGCAAGTTTATACCAAATGATTTTAAGTTTAAAACATTAGAATCTCAACAAATTTTAAGAGAAGTTGCTCCTCCTGTAAATGACGGAAATGTAAGATCTACAGAACCAGGATTTACTGGAATTTTGATAAATGGAGTTCAAATCTGTAACTATAAGTCGAGAGATTTTGTACATTATGGAAAAATTGAAAAAATCGATGTAAATGCTCCTGGTGATGATTATGATATTATTAATCCACCACTTTTAAATATTAGTGATAGTATTGGAACGGGTGCGACTGGATGTGTTGCAGTTTCTGGTAATCTTAAGGAAATTAGACTTTTAGATTCTGGATTTGATTATAAAAATATTCCCACTATAACAATTGAAGGTGGAAATGGATTAGGAGCAGAAGCTTCTGCAAATATGAAGGATGTGGTTTATTCTGTTTCCTTTAATTCTCAATCTGATGTTGGTTTAGGTACTACTGCATATAATTCTTATGAAATTGGATTTGGAACATATCATAAATTTAATAATTTTGAAGAAGTTGTATATAAGAATGATGGTCAGAAAAATGTTGGAGGATTAAGCACAGATTCTACATATTTTGTTTCTAACGTAGGATTAACAAGTGCTAAACTTTTCCCTACTCAAAAAGACGCTCTTTCAGGTATTAACACTGTCGAATTTACCTCATTTGGTATAGGAAAGCAATTTATTAATCCTGTTAAGAAAAAAACAGTTGTAGATAGTATTACTGTTACTTCTACAGGATCTGGATATGAAAATAAGAAGAGAACTGCTTTAAGTTCAGGAATAAGCACTGCTTCTAATGAAATTAGTATTATAGGTCATGATTATAAATCTGGCGAAATAGTTAATTACGTAGAATTTTCAGATACAGTTATTGGTGGACTTTCTACAGATACACAATATTATATCACTTCAGTAGATAATAATAATTTTAAATTATCCCAAGTTGGAGTTGGAGTTACCACTAAATCTTTCTACTATGATAATAAACAGTATATTGATTTTACAACAGCAGGGGTAGGAACTCACACCTTTAATTATCCTTCAATTTCTGTAAAAGTAGTAGGAGAAGTTGGAATAGCATCTACAGGGACGGAAACTTTTGGATGTAAGGTTCAACCAATATTCCGAGGAGAAATAACTTCTATACATCTTATAGACCAAGGTGTGGGATATGGATCTTCTGAAATTATTAATTTTAATAGACAACCACAAGTTACTTTAGTATCAGGAAAAGAAGCTCAATTACAACCAGTTGTAGTTAATGGATCTATTACTGAAGTTGTGGTAATGAGTAAAGGGCAGAAATATAATGCTGCACCTACTTTAACTTTATTGGGTGATGGTATAGGTGCTGTAATAACTCCAGTTTTTGATAATAATGAACTTACTGATGTAAAGGTTATTCATGGGGGAAATGGATATGATCAAGCATCTACTTCTATTAGTATTGATTTTCCTGGATCTGGAGTTGATATAAAACCCATTCTTCAGAGTTGGAGAGTTAATTTATTTGAGAGAAATTTTGATAATGTTACAGGAGATGATGGATATATTGCTCATGAATTTAATTCAGGATATGGTCTTCAATATTCTCATCTATATGCACCTAGAGTGTTGAGGGAATCTGTATTTGCAAATAATCAAGAAGGACAACCTTTATATGGAGATAAAGATTTAAAACAACTTAATGGATTAGAAGTTGCATCTGATCAACACTCTCCTATTATTGGATGGGCATATGACGGTAATCCAATTTATGGTCCTTATGGATATGTGAAAAGATCTGGTGGAATAGTGACTCAAATGAAGTCTGGTTATTCTATAGATTTACAATCACAAAGACCTCCTGTTGGAAATTTTCCTGAAGGATTTTTTGTAGAAGATTTTTCTTATAAGAAAGTAAGTGACGAAACTATTCTTGATGAAAATAACGGAAGATTCTGTGTTACTCCTGAATATCCGAATGGGACTTATGCATATTTTACTTCAATTGATTCAGGTGCTACCGAAAGTTCTGGTCCTTTTGACAGATATAAAAAACCAGTATTCCCATATCTAATCGGTGAAAATTATAGATCAATTCCTAATGACTTTAACTTTAAAAATCTATCAAATCAAACTAGTATAGATTTACAGAAATCTGGATGGAAAAGAAATACTGCTTCTTACAATTTAATTGAAGGAAAAACACAATATGATTATGTGTATATTCCTGATGATTTATCTCAAACCATTGATATTAAGTCAGTAAGTCCAGGTTCAGTTGAAAAAATTGGAATTGAAACAGGAGGAATTTTATATAATATTGGAGACAGTGTTAATTTTGATAATGATGATACTTCAGGAAGAGGTTTGGTTGCAAAAGTTTCTGTTATTGAAGGAAAAGCAGTTGATACTATAAGTGTTGCTACAAGTTCTATTAGTGGTGTTGAAGTTTATCCTGGTGAGAAGAGTGGGACTTATCTTTTTGTTTCTGACAATCCTCACAATTATAAGAATTTAGATGGTATTGTTGTATCTGGATTATCAACCACTTCATCTAACATTGAAGGATTTTATAATGTTGGAGTAAAAAGTGATCGTTTTGTAGTAACTGGTGTTGGAACTGTATCATCAGGAATAGGAACGGATGGAGTAACGGGATTAGTTACTTATGTTAGTGTTAATGGAAACCTAACTTACCCCTCTATCTCTTCTAATGATATTTTAGGAATTGGTACAGAAAAGGTAAAGGTTTTAAATGTAGATAAAGAACGTTCTAGAATTAGAATATTAAGAACAGCAAGTGGAACAGTTTCTGCTGCTCATACAGTTAGTTCATTCTTCTTCCAAAATCAACGTAGATTAACTGTTGATGCAGGATTTAAGACTACATATTCATCTAATAGAAATAGACAAATTTACTTTAATCCTACCGAAACGGTTGGATTAGGTACAACTGCTGGTGTTGGTATTGGTTCTACTTTATCTTTTTCAAATCCAGGTGCTGGAATTAGCGAAATCTTTATACAAACAAAAGCACTTTATATTCCAGCACATGATTTAAATACTGGCGACAAATTGACATACTCTCCTAATACTGGATCTGGTATTGTAGTTCTAGAGGAAGGTGCTTCTTATCCTAGTGGGATAACAACATTAGCAGATGGAGATACATTATATGCTGCTAGAATAGATGACAATCTAATTGGGCTATCCACTGTTAGAGTTGGTTTAGGTACAACAGGTAATTTTGTTGGAATAGCAAGCACTCATCAAAGTTCTAGTACTTTATTCTTTGCAGGTAACCCTGTAGGAACAGGAATTGGTACTGGAGTCTACCATAGTTTTAAAACAAATTATGAACCCATTACAGCAGAACTTACTCGTAATTTAGTAACAGTATCTGCTGCAAGTTCTCATGGATTAACTAATAATGATGAAGTAACTGTTGATGTAAATCCTGGTATTTCTACTACCTTTACAGTCAAATATAATGACTATAATAGAAGGTTTATTTTAACTCCAAAGTCGTTTACTGCTGCTGGAGTTAATACCACCACAGATACCTTCACATTGACTGACCACGGGTTTGTAAATGGTCAAAAGATAATTTATACATCGGATAGTCCTATAGAAGGTTTGGTGGATGATGGTTTGTATTATATTGTAAGACTTGATGATAATAAATTTAAGTTATCAGATAGTTACTACAATTCTACTTTATCTAAACCAATTATTGTTGGTATAACTAGCACATCTGCAGGTGTAATTAATCCTGTCAATCCACCATTAGATGTATATAAAGATTCTACGGTTTCGTTTGATCTTTCCGATTCTTCGTTATCATATACAGTTCAAGGTACTCAATATTCTGCTTTTGAGTTAAATTTTTATACTGATGGTAATTTTACAAATGTTTGGGATAATGATCCAGAATCTACAGGATTTAATGTTACTAGAACAGGTAATGTAGGAATAACTGCTGATGCAAAAGTTACTTTAGAAGTAACTAAAAATATTCCAGAAATTTTATATTATCGTCTTGATCCTATTTACGAAGCAAATCTTCCAGTAGTTAAAAAAGAAATCATTGTAGATAAAGAAGTTATTTCTAATAATGAGGTTATATCTAAAGTTTCTCTTTATAATGGAAACCAAAAGATCACTACTGCCTCTACAACAGCATTTACTTATACAATTGCAGTAACTCCAGAGCAAGTATCTTATGCAGGTACTATAACCGATGTAGAATATACTACTACTTCAACAAGTGCTTATGGAACTATAAAGGACATTGAAGTAAAGAATGGTGGTACAAATTATTATTCTTTACCTGGTATAACAACTATTACTTCTGCGGTAGGTAGTGGAGCTGTTATTGAACCAATAAGCACTTCTATAGGTAAAATAAAAACTACAAAAATTGAAGACATTGGATATACTTTCCCATCCGATTCTACACTAGAACCAAGTGCATTATTACCTCAAATTATTGATATTGTATCTCTTGCTTCTTTTGACTTTATTGGAATAACCTCAGGTGGTCGTGGATATGGAGTTGCACCAAAACTTGTTATTCGTGATGGAAGAACTAAGAAAATTATTACTGATGCAGATCTCAAATATTCTTTAGGTGATACAAATGTAACTATACTTAAAAATCCTACTGGAATGAGTAGGTCTTATAATCCAACATTAATTCCTTATCAGAATAGTAATGGTGTTGGAATTAGCACTGTTGGATTTAACACAATTACCAAAGATGCCTTTGTTAAATTATCAGTAGGATTTAGTACTGCAGATATGTTCCCATTTGTAGTGGGTGATAAGGTAATGATTGAGAATGTGAGTATTGGTATTGGGTCTACAGGTAAAGGATATAATTCTGCTGATCACGATTATAAGTTATTTACTGTAAATGCAGTTGATGCTAATATTGGTGGAATTGGGGCAACTATTGCTTATAGTATGTCTGCAGAGTACCCTGATGATGGTACATTCCCAGGAACCTTTGATGCTAATAATTCAGCAGGAAGAATTATCCCTGAGAAGTATTTCCCACAATTTGATATAAAATTAGGAACTAATGATTACTTGGAAGGTGAAACTGTAACATCTGGATCTGTTTCTGGTACTGTGGAGTCTTGGAATTCTGAAATTGGAATATTAAAAGTTTCTTCCAATAAAGATTTTGCCGTTAATGATATTATTAAAGGAGAAACATCTACAACTCAAGGAATAGCATCATCCATAAGATCTTTTGAGTCTAACTTAGATTTGGAATCAACTTCTAGAGTAGATAATGGATGGCAAACTGATTCTGGTGTTCTTAATTATAATATGCAAAGATTGCAAGATAGTTTATATTATCAAAACTTCTCTTATGCAATACGATCTAGAGTTGAAGAAGAGAAGTGGGATAATGCAGTAAGTACTTTAAATCATACCTTAGGATTTAAAAAATTCTCTGATTATCAATTAGAATCAAATTTAACTAATCCTAGAGAGTTAAGAGTTGGTGTAAGTACCGAACTTACTTCTATTGACATAGTTACAGATATTATTGGAGTTGGTGATTTGAATTGTGTATATGATTTTGATTTAGTAACAGAAAACTCCCGTGATATTGGTTCTACTTTCTTCTCTGATGAAATAATATTCTCTAGTAGAATATTGATGGATTATCAAGAATCAGTTGGTAACCGTGTTCTTTCTATTGATGATATGAGTGGATCATTCAATAGTAATCCAAGAGCAACCAAGTATAGTGTCGCTAATACATTTAAGTTAGATGATGTAAGAGCACAAAAGTATATTACTTATGTTGTAGACAAGAGATATACTCAACAAAGACAGTTGATGCTGGTTACTCTTCTTCATGATGGAACATTTGGTTATATGAATCAATATGGAAGAGTTGAGAGTGTTTATGATCAAGGTTCATTTGATTTCCAAATTGCAGGATCAGAAGGTAAATTATTATTCTATCCTACAAAATCTGCTGTAAATGATTATGATATTACTGCTTTAGCATTTAATTTAAATGATAATTATTTGGGAATTGGAAGTACTGCTTTAGGTGGTATTGCTGATATTAATACATCAAGTGTAAAGGTTCCATCAGGAACTCAGACAACAGTTGTAGGAATTGCAAGCACATATCGTTCTGTTAAAGTTCTTGTCGAAATTAGTCCTGATATCGCTGCTGATGAAGGATTTAATAGTACTGAATGGGAGTTTACCGAACTCAACGTAATTCATGATGGATCAACTGTTGATCTATTGGAGTATGGTGAATTAACTACAACTCAAGGAGGATATTCAGATCCAGGATTTGGAACTTTCTATCCTTATCTTTCAGGAAAAGATTTAAAGGTTGACTTTATTCCTAATGCAGGAATAGGTACGACTTGTGTAGTTAATACTATTCAGGTTGCTATTAGTAGTGAGTCCTCTTCTGGCATTGCTACTGTTGATATGAATCATGCTCAGATAGTAGCAAAGACAAAGAGTATTGCTGCTTCAGGAACTCCTATTGCAGTCCCAGTTGCGGAATATTCAAATGATTATGATGCAGCATATTTCACAGCTCAAGTATCTGATACAACTAATAACTTCTATCAGATGTCTGAAATTATAATTGTTGATAATTATATTGAAGATCCTTCTGAATCTGTCACAACCTATGATACACAATATGGAACTGTTGTTGTTAATAATGCTTCTGAATTAGGAATATTTACTAGTGGAGTTAGCGGTCTTGGAACGGTTTCTTTATACTTCCAACCTAATGCAAATATTGACGTAGAAGTTAAAACCGTTATGAATGCATTAAAGAATGTTGTTGCTAATAAAGATGAAATTAACTTTACTAATGCTACAATTACTAGTGGTCTTGAAGAGTACTTTGGTACTGAAAGAGATATTAAGAGAGCATTTAACTTAACTCATGATAATAAGAATATTTTTGAAAGATATTTCTTAGCAAATGATGCCAGCATTGTTAGTGTTGCTAATGACACTATTACTATTCCAGATCACTTCTTTGTTACTGGAGAGGAGGTTACATATAGACATGTTGGATCTGCAGCTTCTGGTATTGGAATAGCAGCTACAGATGGATTTGCTGGTGTTGGAGAAACTACATTCCTTCCAGAGACGCTTTATATTGTCAAGGTTAATGCTGATACCCTTAAGATAGCAGAGACCGCACAGAAGGCGTTAAAGGTCGTTCCTGAGACTGTAGATATTACTAGTGTAGGTATTGGAACTTCTCACCTATTCATTGCTAAAAATCAAAATGCAAAGGCACTCCTAGCTCTTGATAATATTATACAATCTCCTGTTGTATCTACGGCAGTAACCACTACTCTTTCTAACAATGCTTTTGCTGTAGATAATATTATAGAATTTAGTGGAATTACTTCATTCTTTGGTGCTGATTTAATTAAAGTTTCATCAGGAAGCACTTCTGAAATAATGAAGATTGAAGGAATTGGTATTGGTAGCACTAACTTTATAAGAGTACGTAGAGAATGGTTGGGAAGCACTTTATCTGGGTTTGCTACAGGTTCTTTGGTGACTAAGATTTTTGGTAATTATAATATTGTTAATAACGTATTAACTTTTGCTGAAGCACCTTATGGTAATGTTCCTTTAAGTAGCACAACTAATCCACCTGATTCTAGGGATTGGGTTGGAATAGCAACTGGTTCTCATTTCCAAGGAAGAACATTTATGCGTTCTGGAGAGACTGATTCTTCAAATGAAGCATATACAGAGAATTATGTATTTGACAGTATTTCATCCAAGTTTAATGGAATAGACAATACTTTTGCATTAGAATCGGATGGTGCAGCAGTCACAGGAATTCAAACTGATACTGTAATTCTGGTTAATGATATATTCCAAGGAAACGGAAGTACTTATGATTATACAATCTCACAAGTAGGTTCTGGTTCCTCCATTATCTTTACAGGAACTGCTACTTCTATTAGTTCAGATCCAAATGGTTCCAATCTTCCTCTCGGTGGAATAATTGTTTCTGTTGGATCTAGTGAAGGATTTGGATATCAACCATTAATTTCTGCAGGTGGAACAGCAATTGTAGGTTGTTCGGGAACAGTTAAGTCTATTAGTATTGGTAACACAGGTTCTGGATATAGATCTGGAATCCAAACAGTTAATGTTTCTATTCAGCAAGAAAGTTTAACAGGAACAGATATTGTTGCGATTGGTACTGCTACTATTGAAGGTGGTTATATTACAGGAACTGCAGTAACTAATCCTCACATATTCTACAAACCAAGAACTATTGCTAATGTAGGATATAACTCTATGACAGGTCTTACTACAGTAACAACTGCAACTGCTCATGGATTAGCATTAGGTAATGAAGTAAGTCTTTCTGGTATTGCCTTTACTTGTGATTATTCGCCACGATTAGGAATTAGTGCGGTAGGTTATAATACTATGACAGGTATTATGACTGTTACAACTCCTACTGCACATGGTTACAAGACAAGTGGTAAGACAAGCGTTGTAGTATTCACTGGATTAGCATTTACTTGTGCATTAGATGGAGGTACTTCTACTCACTATTACCCTCGTGGACAGGACTTAGCATATGATACGTCTGTTGCAATCGCTGCAACCGATTCTACGACCATTACAGTGGACGTTGGTTATAGTGGTCGTGCTGATCAATATACTCATAGTTTTGTAGGTGTTGGAACAAGTGCTGTAATTGTTGGTGGAGACTATAATCATCAATTTGTAAGTGCTGCAAGCAGTGCAGTTATTAGTGGTGGTGACTATGAACACACCTTTGTAAGTGTGGGTGTTGGTACTATTACAATTGCAGGTATTGGATCTACGGTTGTTACAGATGCCTCCTACACTGCCTCAACTGGTGAGTTGGTATTAACTATAGGAACTGGTCATACTTATACTACTGACAATCTGGTAGGTATTGGAACAAGTGCTTTAATCTTTACTTGTTCTATGGATAATAATTCAAGTCAGAAGAATTATCCAAGATCTACTGATCCAATTATTAGTATCGGTAATACTGCAATTACTGCAACCACAGATACTACATTTACTGTGAATGTTGGTGCATCTCCATTAGTATACTTTGATGTATCTAATGCAACTTACGATGCTAATAGCGGAATTTCTACTCTTACTATTGGTTCTCATTCATTAACTACATCAACAAGTATTAGGTTAGCTAATGATAGTTTGACCTTTAGATGTGCAATGGATGATTATTGTTCCTTACATACGTATCCAAGA